CAACCCCGTCCTCATTATTCTGAGGAACGGGGGATACTACACTAGGTGCTAATGATTCATTATCATCAATTGAGAATCCAAATAATCTCGCCATAATTTATTTTACTTATTAACTGAGTGATATTATTTATTTGATATTTCCAGGACCACCATTGATTTCATAGTATTGAACTTGGAATTCTACGTTAAATTCTTCAATAGTATCAGATGTTTCGTATGAAAGATCGATCTGAGAGATATTGGTTGGGAATATATCGAAGAATTTGTATGATCTCAATACGGTAGCTTCACCAGTGGAACCAGTAGTTAAAGCATCATTTACAGCATTAACTCCATTTACCTTTCCACTTCTTCCTAATTGATAAACAAATGCATCTCTCATATATGTAGATGGATTTGTTGCTCCAGTAGCATTATCAAGTTTGTTAATTCCATTCATCCAAACTTCAAAAGCGTGTCTAATTTTGAAGTCTTCGTCGTTGATGATCGTTACAGTCCAAGTATCAAAAGTTCTATCTCCAGCAACTTTCAGAATTCTTCCTCTGAAAGGAACATCAATTGGAGCAACGTTAGATGCAGGAAGTGCTGCAGCTTTGCAAAGGAAATTGAAAGTCAATCTCGTATTGTTGTCCCACTGATTTTTTGCAAAATCAGGAAAATCTGGAATAGAAACTTCGAAAATATTGGGTCTTGCACCACCACCTGCAAGTTTTTCCTTGAAGTTTGAGATGCTTCTAATATTTGGTCTGTTGCTAACTTGTTGAGTCATTTTAAGTTACCTCCGTTTTTTTAATTTCTATAAGGTTATCAAACTCTACCAGCAACTTCATCAAAACTGATTCCAGTTCTAGTTGCAACGAATGTCAGTGTCACGTAGTTAATTGATTTAGCTGGTTTAATAAAGATGTCAGCTCTGAACTCATTATTATCAATTACATCTGGAGTATTATTTGACTCATCACAAATAACCAGGAAATCGTAAAGACCTCTCTTCGATTGAACATCTCTGAGATATGGTTCAACAATATTTACGAAGTTTGATCTTGTAATTGAATCATTGAATTCGAACAACTGCGCTTGTGCTGCTCTTTCGAGTGCCTGTTCAATGGTAAGGAAGAGACGACGAACGTTAATTCTATCGAATGCTGAAGAATATCCGAGACCAGTCTTATCACCGAACAGAAGAATTCCAAGTCCAGGTTGAGTAATAATTGGATTTACTCTCTGAGTATAAAGTTGATCTCTTTGTGGTTTTGTTGGATTATATGCAAGTTTGATGGCATTATTTAAAATACCTCTTTGCTGTCCAGCAGGAGAGAACCAAGGATATGAGTTGATATTAACTCTCATCATAAGTCCAGCAACATCAGCGTTGCAAGGAACATATCTGAATGCATTATTGAATCTGTCATACATATACTTGTATCCAGAGTCGAATACTGCATACGATGAAGATGAAATTGGACTGAAGAACTTAATGATGTTATTAGTTTGAGTATCTGCATTCAATACATCAACTACATTTGCTCTGTGTGGAGAAATGACCGCAAGGCAATCCTTTCTTCCAGTTGCAATCGCAATCAGTTTATTTGCCTTTGCTTGGGAATCGAACTCGTTTGTAAGTCCAGGACCACAGATTAAATAATCAACTTCTAATGCGTCTTTATTTGCAAATAAATTATATGAAGTCATCAAATCGCCAAGCGTTGCTTGCATTCCACCATTAGCGCCGTAATCTACACCGCCAGTTAAGTTATAGGTTACGTTACCAATTGTGCTAAATGTGGTTCCTTGAGAAGATTGACCCCAAAGACCATCTGAAGTAGATAATCTAGTATATCCAGAAGAAAATCCTGTTGGTCTTGGAACAGTTCCAGTGTAAGCATCTGCTGCTGAAGATGGATTCGCTCCAGCATAAACGTAAGAAGAATAATTCGAAAGGAAATTCTTATAGTAAATTTTTTGTGGTGAATTTACTTCAGAAACTGCATCAAATGCTTTAGAAAGATTTACATGCTTTTCTAAAATATTGCCTTTGATTCCTGTAATAGAACCAGAATCATCTACTATTGCAATATGAAGGGAATCATTTCTACCAGATCTATTTAAAACGTAACCATTCGTTGATGGTTTTGGTGCAATAGATTTCCAGTAAATTACACTGTTAGTCAATCCTAATGTTTGCTCATCATACCAATCTATTGCTGTTACTACATTTTCGGATACTCTTCCAGATCCAACAAAAGTTACAGCTTCATTTGCTTCAAAAGATGCAGCGGAATTTCCTCTAGCATAAGATACAGAAGAAGTAATTCCACCAGTAGTTGTTCTAGATACAATTTTAATTGTAACTGTGCTATTACCATTTACAGCATCAGTAGAGACGCCTGTGATAATTGCATTAAGTCTTCCATCAAAAGTTGTTACAGTTCCATCAAGAGCAATTGAAGTTCCAGTGATATCAGAATATACACCGTTTCCAACTGTTACTCCAATTCCAGATAAACTAGTAGTAGCAATACCAATAATTTGATCTCCGAGATCATCAATAAAACAAATTTTTAATCCATTTGCCCAAGTTCCTGGAGTCTTTGCTGCAAAATTGAAATTGTTAGCAGATGAGAAATTGGAATTGTAGTCATCATAATTTTTAATTTTAACGCTTGTGTTAGCTGCACCAACACCTGCATTTGAGTTTCTTAAAGTTGATCCATCAGTTCTAACAACTTTAAGAACTCCTCCGTATGAAAGATATGAAGATGCGCTAAGCCAATATTCGTATTGTGTATCGGTAGAAATTGGCTTACCAAAAACATTAATTAAATCTTGTTCTGTTACAATGTCAATTGCTTCATCGATTGGTCCGATTGAAAATGGTCCAGCAATGCCACCAATATTATCTAATACGTTTTCAGCTCTTCCGACTGTTAAATCAACCTCTCTAGTAAGTACACCAGGAGATAATTGAGGAGTCGCCATGTTTTTCTCCTTAAGGTCTCAGTTTCTCTAAAAAATATTTATTAAAACGTATATTTTCATTTGATAAAACCGTGCATGAACAACTTACCAGTCAGGATATTCCCATTTTGCAATTTTACATTTAATTTTTCTTGACTCCATTACTCTTTTTATGGAGCATGTTTTGCATTCGTATGAATATGATGATAGTTGATATTTATTTTTTCTTGTTCTGTAAAAACCATCTATGAGGTCTTTTATCTGCCCACAAGTCCTACATTTCCTTTCTGTAAGATATAAATGTTCTACTTCAAACTGATCATCTACATCCATTATACATACTCCCACATATATGACATATCTCCATACTCATCTGTATGCCATCTATCTCCATTTTCATCAATAAAAGATGAACCATCATTAACACCATCTACAATAAATCCAAATGGAGTCATATCTTGCTCTACTTGATTTTGCTGCTCTTCATATAACTTTTTTCTTATATCTTGATCTGTTAGCTCTTTAAAATAATCTTGAAGAATTAACCAAGCATACATTACTAAACACATTACTAAGTCATCATTGCAACCATCTTCCGCTTCAAATGATCCGCCTTTTTGTATAAATGTTGTCAATTCACTTATAATATCATAATCCGAGAATATCAATTTACTATCTTCTATCAGTGCTTTTAAATTTAAGCAACCAACTTTTTTTGTAGATTTGGACATCTTCACTCCAAGTTGAACTTTCTTTCCAGAAAATCCTTGCCCCAAAACTTGCCCTGCTCTTCCTCTCATGGAAGACATAAGAACATTTGTATATTCTAAGTCATAATGTAACCCAGCAGCTACTTGATCTCCAACATCATTAACCTCACATAGAACGTATGCGTTGTTATATGAAACTGCAACTTCTTTAATAATCTGTGGAAATAAAATAGGTTTTATCTGATTATTTCTATACTTTGCAACTAATCTATGTGGAAACTCGGATACATTTATCACAGCAAATGCAGAATAATCTTTTTCTACACCTCTTGCAACGTCTACTGTTACAACATAAGTATTATCCTTCTGTGGATCTTCATAAACATCTAATCCAGCGTTACTAACTTTTGCAGTTTCATATACTAAAGTTCTCAATTTGCTGGGATTTATCAAAGTATCGACAGATCCTAAAAATTCACACTCAAATTCTACTCTAAATTGTTGTTCGCTTGTATTTGAAATAGTTTGCTCTTTCCATTTCAAATCTCTTCCTGGAACTTCACTCCAATGAACTTCTGTCGGGATATATTCATTTTTCGATCTTTCGGCATCATGCCAAATTTTATAAAAATGATTCATCCCGTGTGGGGTAGAAACAATAATTACTTTTGTATTTTTACCTGATGAAATAGTAGGATATACTGAACTAAAAAACTGTTCTGCAATATGATTCGGAATGAACGCAAATTCGTCCAAGAAAATAATATTATAAGATCCACCACGAACTGCAGATGCTGAAGTTGAAGCCGCTATGATTTTAGAACCATTTTCTAATTCTAATGATGCTTTGTTCCAGGTCATCACACCCTGCTGTAACCACTTTGGTAGGTTCTCATAAGCGGTCTGAAGGCGGTCTAAGAGATCTTTTGCGGTAGATGCCTTGTTAGCAAGAATTGCAATATTTACGTTATCATTAAAAATTGCATAATGAAGAAGATATGAAACAACGATTGTAGATTTTCCAGACTGTCTTGGCAATTTACATACATTAAAACGATGATTGTGAAATCTTTCGATCATCGTTTCTTGAAATAGATATGGTTTGAATGGTTGCAAACCATAATCAAGAGTAACAATTTGAATATAATTTTTTGCAAAATAAATTGGATCGTCTTGACAACGAGCAAATTCTAATACTTGTTCTTCAGTAAATTCAATAGCAGTATTTGCTTTTTTTAGAAGCGGATTACCAAGATAATGTTCAGCCATAATATTTTTCTAGTTTAATTTACCACTTAACTTTATTTGCCCAATAAGCAGCACTCATTTTTCCTTTTGCAATATTTTTTGCGTGTCTAGTTTGAAACCTATGACGACGGCTTGCATATGATTTAGATTCACCCTCTTTTTTCGGAGAACCTTTCACACCTTTTTGCCCAAAACGGATTAACTTTTCTTTACCACCTTCACAAGCTTTGACAACATGTGATTTTCCAGTTTCACCTGAACCATGTGCTTCTGCTTTTGGATTATTGCACTTCATTTGAGACTTTTTTACCTCTGATATTTCAACCTCTTCGCCCATAGGTTTTACATAATTGTTTGATGGTCCTGGTTTAGCGTAACTTCCAGATACAACTCTAATTAAAGGATTATTGCTTGGGAGTTCTGATACTGAATGATGGACAACTTTAGATCCAGGATAAATCTTATTAATTTCAAAATTAATATCACTTCTATTTGGAAGTTTTGTTTGAGGGAAAAACATTCTGATAGAATAATATTTACCTCTCCAAGAAAGAGTTACAGCAATAATATTTCCAGTTTCTGCTTTAAGTCTTGTTGCTTCCTTTAAACTTTCAGATACTTTAGATGTTTTAGTATTTAAAATTTTTTCTTCTTCAGAAATAATTTTATCTACTAAAGATAATGATTCTTTTTTGTTTAATTTTGTTGGGGGCAAATCTGGTCCTCCTATTAACTTTCCTACCATTTGTGGTGGAAGTTGCGATCTTTGCTGTGGAGTCATTTTATGGACTTTTTGTTGAGCAGAAGTAAGTTTCTTTTTACCTACTTCAAAACTAATTCCTTCTTCCATTTCATCGCTTGCAACATAATCCGCAGCAGTATCAATATAATCTGCTGCTTTAGTAATTTTAGATTGAACCCAAGCCTCTAAATTACCTTCACCTTTACCCACTTTACTTTGTAATCTTTTAACTGCATCTGAAATTGTTTTCAGTTCAGATCTTGCCATAGAATATTCTTCATCCTTTATTGAAACTTTATCCCATGCTTTTTCACCATAAGAGCATTCAGATCTTTTCTCTTTTTTATCGCATAGTGGGCAATATCTGGATTCTTCAGATTCTTTAAGTTTTTCTGCCTGAATTAAATCGATTACCTCAGCAAAAGTATTGCCAAACATATCTTCAATAGAAACATTTTCTTTTACGTCTCTAAACTTTTTATGTTGTTTTTTTGCAGATGTTTCCATTTTCTTTAAACGTGTATAGTAATCGGGAATTTCGTCTAAATGTTGAAGAGCAATATTTCTAGCTAAATTGTGATCTTGTGTATGCTCATGTTCAATGGGTTCTCCAATTTTAAGTTGCTTTTCTATAAAAGAAACATCTAAACGATGCTTCTTTGCAATTTCCTCAACTGTTTTGTGAGATTTAAACTTTTTACCCATTGAAACATTTCAATAATGATAATAATATTTATTCTTCTTTTTGTTTTTGCGCCTTTAGTAATTTAGATAATTCGGCAGTTGATCCAACAAAAAGTGCATTGGTAACATTTGTTGGACCACTTACTTGTTTAGTTTCTTCTATATCTTTTAATTTTTTCTGTAAATCCATTAACTTATCTGTTGCATCGGCAACATTTTTTATTAATTGTCCAGCAACTTCATATGCCCTTGCTTGCTCAGTTTCTTGTGCCAATTCAAGAATACCGTTTATTGCTTCTTGACCCTTTTCTATGATAGAATATAAATTACCTCTAGTATATTCATAGTCTTTTTTAATATCATTCTTTAATGACTGAGATTCTGGTGATGGTTCCAATTCTTTTGGAATAGTGGAAGATGCAATTTCAATAGAATCTTCCACTATTTCGGAAGATACATTAAATACATCATTTAATTTGTCATATTTTTTTGTCATTTTCATACTTACGAGAATGCTCCACTAAATCCAAAATCATCTCCAGGTTTAATGAGATCATTATCTGCGTCTGTTATTAACTTAACCTCAGTTCCAGAAACGTGCTGTGAGATTTTAGTCCCATATGATCCTCTAGAAACTGTAATTTCATTACCACTAATTGATTTAATGTTTAGCGTTTCGTCATTTAATGTTATATAAGAATTAACAATCAGTTGAGATGGATCGCTAACTAAAATTACAGTGTCCAATACTTCAATATCTCTATTCAAACTAGCAACAACATTGTTTGTGTAACTCTTAGTTGCTACTGCTTCAGAAGAATATGTAATTTCTCTTCTTGCAACTGGGGAAGATTCTCCAGAAGCATATCCAATAGAAACTTTTTTGATAATATCTTTCGAAAGAGTTGTATTTGATGTTGGACCAAATATATATGTTTTAGCAGTAAAACTCAAAGTATAAATCAATGCTCTTCTAGTAGAGAAATCTCCTTCATAATCATCATCCATATTAATATTATTGAGGATGATTGGAATATCTCTTTTTTCACCAATTTGATCAACTAAATCTACAGTTAAAGTAAAATTTGGTTGAAAGTAAGGAAGAATTTGCTCTACAATTTGAAGCATGTCATCGTTCTGCTTTGTCATTATGCTAAGTTCAAATTCCATATTATATGGAACTGGCATATATGCTCTTTTTAATTCCGATGAAGAATTCTTAGAAAAAAATGTTTGAGTTGTTGTAACTTTTCTGGAATTATCATAATTTAATCCAACGAATTCGAATGACATTCGTGGAAGAGTAATTTGAATCGGTTTATTTAAATCTGGTTCTTGTTCTAATCTAGCAAGAAACTTTTGAGTTGGTCCATATGCCAATGGAACCTTAATCATAGAAATAACTGATCCAGCATCATTTTTATGCTGGATCGAAATGTTATTAAAAAGGGTTCCAAAAGATATTATAGTCCTTCTTAAAATTTCGTGATAAAAATACTCAAACATTTTAAAAATTTATAGTTTAACTATTTAATAAAAAATACTTTTTCAGATACTTCCAAAAGGATTCTTTTCGCTAAAATCTACTATTAGACCTGCTTCATATTGGATCTCATCGTTTTGTGCATATGGATCATTTATATCATCAGTATTTATTGCTTGTATTTGATATGTTGCTCCAGAAGTTTGTCCTACCAAATTCTCTCCTTTTTGGAATGTTCCAGTAATATTAGATAATTCAAGATTTCTTGTATATGCATTCCAAGTTTTTACTCTTGCTGTAATACTTGACGCACTTCCAATAACTACTTCATTTTCAGTATATGTACCAAATCCAACTAAAACTGGAGGTCCAATTGTAATGATCGGAGCAATGTAGTTTGGTGCTGAATTATATCCTTTTCCACCGTCAAGAATTCTTATTTGAGAAATACTTCCATTTTCCACAATTGCAACTGCTTTTGCTGTTGCTCCTATTACTGCAGTATTGAATGTCACTGTTGGAGGTATAGTATATCCAGATCCACCAGAAGTTACTGTAATAATTCCTATTACACCATTTTCTATTATTGCTGTTGCTGCTGCTCCTACGCCTCCACCACCATTAAATGAAACTTTTGGTGGAGTTGTATAACCATAACCAGATCTTGTTAATGTTACTGCCTGAACTCTTAACAATCTTCCATCTGGTTCGCATATATCAACTATTCCCCCAATCATTGAGGCAATACCGACAGCAGTTCCGCCAAAGGACGGTGAAGACGATATAGCAACATTTGGAGAGGTTGTGTATCCAGATCCTCTATTAGTAACATCTATAAATCTAACACCACCATTTAATGTCGATACGACAGCAGTTGCAGTTGATCCAACTCCAACCATAGTAAAAGTTTGGATATAACCAGCATCCTCCACATTATCATCTATATTATCAATTCCAGTATCAATGATTTCGTCTTCATATCTGAATAATTGACATCTCAATTCATAAACATAATTTTTCTGTAATTGATAAAATGGTTTTTCATGCTCAACGTAATTGATTTCAAATAATCTATCTCCAAGTGGAAAATAAATTAAATCTCCTTCTTTTGGTCTAGATGCCAGTCTATAATTATCTGTATTTCTTATTAGAGGAGTTATGTATAATTCGAATCTTTCTTTAGATACAATTAAAGTAAGATCGTCTAGTTCTTGGATTCCAAACTTAGAAAGAATAGTTCCTTGACCACCATACCCTTCATATGAATCTACATATGCTTCTAAAGGATAAGCATTATTGAACTTGGATTCTATTACTTCTCTAATTACTGATTTGGTTGTAACATATGATCTTGGTATGTAATATATTTCAACACCATGAATTTGTATAGATTCATTTATTAAATCTTGAACTAGATTTTGTTCTCCTTTAGAACCTTGTATGAAAAATGGATTTAACATATGATTAACCTATCATATCTAATGGTGGAAGTTCATATGTTGAAGACATCTTATCTATTATCGCATCCAATTCTCTTTGTCCATCTTCATATATTTGCCTACCATTTAATTCAACTCCTCCAGGAAGTTTAACACCCTGAAACTTAATTAAATTTTGACCCCACTGCCTTTTAATTAATGCAGTTAAATATGGCTTTAAGAAAGAATCATTCCAAACTCTTCCATAATCCGATGGATCTAACATTCTATAGCAGTCAATAATTATATACTCACCAACTCTTAAACTTGACCAATCGATATCCAAATATAATCTGTCTTGTCTTTTATTAAATCTTATTTGTTTTTGTGTGGTCAAAAGAAAGTTTATATCTTCCAAATATGTTTTGACCATCGAATAAGTCAATAGTTCGGTAGATCCCCAATAATAAATATCATTTAAAAACAATTGATATTTGATACTAAACATTCCACTTGAAATGGAATTTGAACCCTCAAATTGCATTATTTTATTAATACCAATTACATGAGGTGGAACTTGTATATAATTACTATTCTCGTAAAAA